CCAGGGCTATTCCTCCCGCTCCGTGCGGAATCAGAAGTACGTCTTCTCCATGGTCTTCGACTACGCGATCCGGGAGCAGGCGATCCAGTACAATCCGGTGGCTGCCGTGGATGTGCCCCGCGGCCTGCCCCGTACCACCCGGGAGGCACCGGAGGACGACGCCGTGGAGCAGATCAAGGCCGGCCTCGGCTGCTACTGGGGCCTGTTCCCGTTTTTTCTGCTCTGTACCGGCTGCCGGAAGGGCGAGGCCCTGGCGCTCACCGGCGCGGACATCGACCTGCAGCAGATGGTGATCCGCGTCCACAAGAATCTGGAGTACGTCAGCGGCAAGCCCCGGATCAAGCCGCCGAAGACAACCGCCGGCTTCCGGGAGGTCCCGATCCTGGACATCCTCCGGCCGCATCTGCCCGCGCTCCGGCCGGACGAGTACCTCTTCCCACAGGAGAACGGCGAGCCCATGAGCTCAAAGTGTTACCAGCGCCACTGGGACCACTACTGCCTGGACGCCGGTTTCGTGGCCTACGATCCGGAGATCCGCGTGAATAAGCAGGGCCGCTCCTACGTCTACCAGAAGCGGCGCAACACGCTCACCGCCCACCAGCTGCGCCACGGCTACGCCACGATTCTGTACGAGGCCGGCATCGACGCGAAGCTGGCCAGCAAGCTCCTGGGCCACTCCGACGTGGCGATCACGCAGCAGCTGTACACGCACATCCGCAACCGGAAGCAGGCCACCGTCCGGGATCAGCTGAACAGTTATTTCGGAACGATTGCACTGTGACTTGCACACCTAGCTCCCGTTTTCGTTGGTATTGCTCGATTCTTCGATGACTACGAATCAGTAGGTCGGGGGTTCGAGTCCCTTCTGCCGTACCAGCTCCAAAATTGCCTGAAATCTCGGTTTTCGTTGATTTCAGGCCATTTTTTCATGCTTTTTGCCGGCGTTCCGCTCATGCTCTCTTTGCGCGTTTTGACATATTTTTGCACGTTTTCACGTCGGAGTTACACACTAAGTTGCACACCAGCGCGAGGCCGCTCAGGCGTTGCGCCGCAGCGTGTTTCAGGCTCGAAAAACGAAAAAAAGACCGCGGAAAGGCCTTTGAGCCCCCCCGCGGTCTTTTTGTTTACCTGGTCCCGTCGAGCTCCGGGAGACCGGCGATGCTCGTCAGCAGGGACAGAATGCCAGCCAAAAGAGACGCTGATCCCACTGCCAGCCAGTCCACCTCGGACATCACCGCCGAGACGCCGATGGTGGCGATGGCCGTCTGGGCGACGGTCTTCACCGCTCTGATCCCGGCAGCCTTCCACCACGCCTTCCAATAGTCACTCATGATGATCCTCCTCAAAACAGTCTCGAGACGACCACGCCCAGCACGGCGCCCAGAGCGGCAGCCAGACCGCCGAAGATCAGCTTGTCGACCACCTGTTCCCAGCGCTTCCCTGGGATCGCCTTGAGCGCCTGGACGTCGTTCTTGATCTCTTCCACGTCCTTCTTGACGGAGTTCTGCGACTCCGCGAGCACGGCCACGTTCTTGGCGAGCTCGTGGATCGCATCCACCGTCTGCTCCAGCCGGTCCAGCCGCTTCGTGTTGGATTTGCTGCGGGTCTCGGTCTCGGTCAGATGTGCGACGATTTCGTCTGGTTCCATCATCCCACCTCCATGAGCTTCTCGCCCAGGGCCTTGATCCGGTTCCGGATCTCCCCCAGGCGATTCTCCGCGATGTCCAGCTGGGACGAGAGCCAGTTGTTTTCCGCCTGGGCGTCCTCCAGCACCACGCGCATGGCCCGCTCGGCGAAGATGATCCCCCGGAGCATATCCTCCGAAAGATCCAGGTCGCCGTTTTTGCCGGCCAGGATGCCGGTGTTGATCAGGCGCTCCACCTGCTCGCGATAGTAGCCGGACGGCACGTCCGACAGGCTGTGCCAGCGTTCCATCTCTTCTTCCTCCTCCATGGGCGCCAGGAACAGCGCCCGCTCCTTCGTCCGCCGATTGATCAGGCCCTGGCGGTAGGCCTCGGAGCCCTGGGGCTTCGTGTAGCCCATGAAGTGGTCCGCCACCTCCTGGGCCGTGCGCCCGGCGATCAGCGTCTGCAGCGACCCCGGGCCGCAGTTGTAGCAGAAGCTGACCAGGGCGTCGAACTGGTTCTGGTTCGGCTTGAAGCGCGCCTTAGCCGAGACATAAGTGTTCACCCAGTTTTCAAACTGTCGGAGGTCCTGCCGCAGCAGGGCCTCCGCCTGTTCCTTGGTGATCTTCTGCCCGGGCTGGACGTCCGGGCCGTAGTGGCCGTAGCCGATGGTCCAGTACTGCTCGCCCATGAGCTGCACGGCCTTCAGGCTTAGGCCCTCGAAGGACTTGATCAGGTCCACGCCCCGCTGCGAGGTCACCATGGCGTCACTCCATGGCGTTGAGCCGCAGCAGATCCATGATCGCGCGGTTGCCCATGACCTTGTGGCCCTTGTCGCTGGGATGTGTCGGCGTGTCCGGATCGTCGGTGACGTAGCCGTCCACGTACAGGTTCTCGAAGGTGATCCCGTCGCGGTCGAACTCGATCAGGCCGCAGCCGAGATAGTCTGCAGCCGCGCGGATCGCGTTGTTGTACATGGGAAGCGTCTGGCCACCCTGGGCCTGGGTCTGCCTGGTCGGGAAGGAGCTGTGGGTGGCCCGTTTGAACACGTTCAGCGTGCAGAGCACGATCCTCGCCGACGGATAGGTCTGGCGGAGGGCGCCTACCGTCATCATCAGTCCCTCGATGTAGCCGTAGTAGGAGCCGTCGATGAAGTCGGTGGTGGGATAGCCCTGGATGTTGCTCTCAAAGTAGCCCATGGTGAGCTTGGTGCGCGGGGAGTGGCTGAAGTCGTTGGTGCCGCGGTAGATGATGATCACGTCCGGGGCGGTGCGCGTTATGGTGCCGGGCGTCCGGATGCCGCACTTGCGGATCTGCGCCGGATGCCAGGCGTGGGCCGTCTTGTAGCTGTTCTTGTCCGCCTCGTGGCTGGTGATGGAGCTGCCGCTCCAGCTCACCGGGATCGGCGTGAAGCCCAGCGTGTCCGCGGCGACCTCCCACCAGACGTAGGTGGAGGAGGCGTTGTAGTTGTCCGGCTTGCCGACGACCTTGCCCTGGTCGCCCTCCACCGGCGTGAAGGTGATCTCCGTGCCGATCTCTTCCTGGGTGATTGTGTGGCCGCCGACGGTGGTGCCCACGTCCAGGTACGTCACGTAGGCGGAGAGCTGCCCGCCGATGTCCGCGTCGCCGATCACGATCTCCGGCACGTTGCCCAGAGGATTGGTCGGGCCGTAGTGGCCGTTGGTGCTGATGCTGTCGCCGATGATGGCCACGGTCTTCCCCGCCCAGGGATAGACGCCGGCGCCCAGCGGCTGCGGGATGACCTGCCAAGCTTTGGTGATGTGGGACCTGGTCGTACAAAGCAGAATATAGGCGCCGGTCTTCGGGATCACCATGGTGATGTCGTTCGCTGCATTCCGCTCTCCCCTGCGCACAAGGATCGTGTAGTTTTCATCGACTATCAGGATCGGATCTACCATATCCGAGGATGCGCCATAGATCGATGCCCGCCACTTCTGGCCCGGTTCAACCGGGATCGGAGTGTAGGCGCGATAGTCCGGGTTCGGGGCCTCCAGCTTCTGGGCGGTCTCCGTCTGACTGTCCCAGTAATAGCCCTGATCGAAGGTGAGCGCATAGGGCGCGTTCACCTCGCCGACGGCTGCCTCCAGATTGGCGGCGCGGGACTGGGCCTCGAAGATCTCCGTGTCCCTGGCGGCGAATGCCGCGCCCACGGTCTGCGCGTCCGCGGCTTTATAATGCTTCGTCAGGGTCTCGTCGGTGGTGGTCAGTGCGGTGATGGTGATCTTGCCCGCGCAATCTCCCGGCGTGACGTCCTGGGTGTCGTCGGTCTTAGCAATGATCAGGCGGATGTACTGTCCGGCAGGGATGACCGCGTGGAAGCTCGTCACCCAGCCATCAGACAGATTCGCCACGATGCTGGTGGAAGCAGTCGTTGCGAACTGGAGCACGGTAACCTTGAAGCCGGTATCTGCTGCGATGTCTATGCCAAGAGGAGGCGACTGGATGTATGCGGTCCGGCAGCGGCGAGAGTTTGACGTTACTGCGCCGGTGCTGGTGTTGATCCCGCCCTGGACGATCCCCTGGTCCGGGGCGTAGCTGGTGCGGATCGCGTCCGCGTATAGGCCCACCGCTGCCGCGTCGGCGGCTGCGTCGGCAACGGAGAGCGTCTTGTCCGTCTGCAGCGCGATGGCGTTGTAGACGCCGCCGGAAGCCCAGGCGCTGCCGTTCCAGTAGTACCAGTTGCCGGCGGTGTAGCCCGTCTCGGAGCCCACGTAGACGTAGACGCGGTTGTGGTCCGTCATGGCAGCAGCCGTCGCGGCCACCAGCGGCGCGCCCTTGTAGAGCAGCACGTCCTGGGCGGTCTGCTGGGTGGACTGGTAGACGTCATAGGTCGCGGCGGCAAAACTCTCTGTCTGGCCCTCTGCGTACTCCGCAGCCTGGCGCGCCTGGTCCGCCTTGTCCGCGTAGAACTTGGCGTTGTTGTGGTAGGTCTCGTCGGACTGCGGCACCGCCTGGCCGCCGCGCTCGCCCACGGCCCAGGCCTCTGCGTCCAGCGCGGACTCCTCAGCGTCGTCAGCGAAGCCCTTGATCTGGTCGAACCAGTCCTGCGCCGGATCGGGCGGCTCCGGATCGCCGCCGATGGACGGCGTGATCATGGTGTGGTAGATCTGGGTCTTGGCCACGATGTCGCCGACCGTGAGGATCAGCTGCGCCTCGCCCATGCCGCGGATGGCTGTGTCCGTCTCGGTGACGTTCCACAGGACCCGCTCGCCGGAGGTCGAGACCTCGGCCTCATAGGGGATCGACTCGCCAGGGCGCAGCAGCCGCAGCGAGTAGGTGCCCGCGCCGTAGAGATCGGACCAGCCCGCCACGTCGAACTGCACCTGCTCGGCGATGTTCTCGCCCTGGCGGCCCAGGTTGATGGTGTCGCCCGGGCGGATGATGAGATCACGCATAAAAACTCCCCCTTATGTCGGATCGCCGACTTTGCACAGAACGACCCAGGTGCCGCCGACCAGGCAGCACAGGACGCGGTCGCCCGCCGCAAAGCTGACGGATGTGTTGCACTTGAAGCGCTTGCTGGATGCGGAGGACTCGCCGTCGAACTTGACGGTGATCCCCTTGGTGCCGGAGGTGTACTTGGCCCCGACGGTGCCCAGGCGGAAGAGGTTGTTCCCGCTCGCCTGGATCTGGGGCGTGAAGAAGTCGTCCATCACAGCACCGTCCTCTCGAGCTTGTGGGTCATCTGGCTGCCGGCCTCCATGGAGAAGGACCAGCCGGACTCCCGGTACAGGCCGGCCACGTCCGCGTCCGTCAGGGCGACGGTGTCGCCCACCTGGTGATCCGGCACGATGGCCGTGGTGATCTGCACCGTCTCCGCCGCCTCCATGCCCCGATCCCGCAGCTTGTTGGCGTAGGACTGGAGGGCGCTCTGGCTGGCGATGTTGTCCACCCGGTAGACCTCCGGGATGCGGACGCCGCGCCGGACCGTGGACAGCTCCGACATGGGGTTGTCGTTGACGGCTGTCGCGGTCAGGGCGGTGGTGTAGT